TCATATTGCTGCATTTGTTGTTCTTGCATTTTTTGTTGGTTTTTGAACATAAGTACTTGAAGCCAAATTGGGTCAGCAATAGAATCTCCCCCTTGCTCTTCTGAAATTGGTGGCAAATCTCTTCTCGCTCGAATTTCGTTTTTGGTGCTCCACTGTGATTCTACTTGCAGATTTTTCAGCATTGTTGATTCATCTTGTGGAGTTATTCCATCAAAAATTAAAACAAGATCATCATAATGAGGCTCAATTAAAACACGAGTAAGCCAATCGGCATTACTTTCTAAAATTGCATATAAGCCATCTTCATTAACAACTTCAGAGATTTCTCCTGTTGCTGCCCCTCCCCCAAGAATTAACCCTTGAGGCCCTCGGTCTGACAAATTTAAACGAGAAGGGTGCATTCCAAAAAAGGAGCATTTTATTGCAGCCATTAATCTAAAAAATTGTTCAAATTGCATGTCGCGAGGAGTTGACGTCAAATCAAGAACTTGGGCCTTCATGTTTTCGGGTCCCGGCAAAACAGGCATTTTAGATTTTGTTGTTGCTGGCCCACCTTGTCCTAAAATTTGACGCTCGAATGCGCTAAGACCTTCCGCGGAATAATCTCCAGAAAGCACCAACATTCGAGATGGAAATCCGGG